ATGAACTATGCAACCAAGTTTGTTTTTATAGGACTGCACAGTTCTCCTCCCAAGAGTAAAAAACGCATATATGATACTGCTTATGTCAACTATGATCGAACTATAGAATGGTATCAAGAACAATTCAGTGACTGGACCGGTCCTGATTTGTATTGGTGGTTCAGAGATGCAGATGCCAGATGCAACGATTGGTACCAGGTATGAAGATAGGATTTAACTGTAGCAGTTTCGATTTGTTGCATGCTGGCCATGTAACAATGTTGAAAATGGAAAAACAACTGTGCGACTATTTGATTGTGGCACTGCAAACAGATCCCACACTTGATCGTCCGGGTATCAAAAACAAACCAGTACAAAGCACATACGAACGTTATGTGCAGTTACAGGCCTGTAGATATGTGGATGAAATTTTGGTGTACGATACAGAATTTGATTTGATGCAGATGTTGCAAACTCAAACCATCCACATTAGATTCCTTAGTGATGAATATCTCCATAGAGATTTTACAGGCAAACAATGGTGCATGGACAACGGCATAGAATTACACTATCACAAAAGATCACATGTGTACAGTTCAAGCGAGTTACGTGCAAGAACTGCCGGTCTAGAAAATATCAAAGACAATGTCAATGCATTGCCACAACACAGTCCAGACTTGTTAAACAAGATAAGGTAAGAATTTTTTGTAGATCAAGCCTTGCCGACTTTCCTCATCAGTCCAGTGGCATGCACTTAAATCATTCAGCCATTGTGTGCGGTCAGGCATAATCGGATTGTGAATTGTGCCAGCATCAGTATTGGCCACTTGCCAACACACACTACTGGGATCATCTACCCATAGCGGAACTCCGCGTAGTATTGCGGCAACACCACTGCTACTGTTAAACACAAAAGCGCCAGCGGCATGTTTTAAATCTTTCAATAAAGAACGTTGTGTTGGATCACTCACTGTGACTCCGGGTTGTATCAAAGCAGTTGGATCTGCCATTTTTCCCGGATGTGGGCGTAACAAAATGGGCATGTCAGTGTGTTGCTGTATGAGTTTTATTTTTTGTTCGGTCCAGGCCAGTGGATGCAGACCCTTCATGGTAAACCCACCGTCTCTTTGCATCAGCAACAGTATGTAATTTCCAGTTGAGTGCCAATCACGTACACCGACTCCAAGATCTTTTGATAATTGATTCCATCTGGCAGAGTCTGAATTTTTATTGGCATAGTTACCAGTGTCGTAAAAAGGACTGCCTATACTGTAACGCAGATACCGACTGTCATGGTCTGCAAATTTAAAACAATTTGCATCAATACACATGGTGTGATTGCCCAACTGCTGTTGCTGTTGTATTACATGTGCTCGCAGTTTTATGTTGGGTGTGTGTTGTTGAGGACTTGCCCACCCTAATATTACGGCCAACTTTGCAGGAGTATATGTATTTTGTGTTTCTACATGTACTATGGCGCCTTGAGATCGTGCGCCATCAGCAAACGCTGTCAAGGTATCAACTTTTCTACCTGGACTTTGTTTTTGTAGCGAGCTTAGATAAACAACAACATCATGCATGTTCGTTCAGTATGCGCCAGGCTGTGCCATCACGCATGTCTACTTCGGTAAATTGGCAATAGGCCATGTGTCGTGCCCAGGCGTCTACTTCGTCTAGTGTGGGTATTTTTAACTTCTCAATTTCAGCAATTGATTGACTGCACAACGCGGCGGCTGCATTGGGACCAAGTGTGATAGCCGGCTTGCCGTATAACAATGCTTCTCCGGCTGCAATACTGGAGAATGTCACGAGACAATGCACGTCGCGGTCCAGGGCCATTTCCATGGTATCGTCAACTACTCTGGCAGTACGACCCTGTTTGGTTCTTACAACAATGGGTCGATCTGTAACAGATACAATCTCTGATTTTACTTGTTCTAGCCATTCTTCAAGATTGATGTCGTAGATATTCAATAGTTTTTGACTGGGTGGAGCCAGCAATATGTTCTGGCCGCCTCTAAATTTTCTTAATTTTACACCAGTGGCACCGAATCTATCACCAGGTCTTTCGATTATGGGGCCAAAGTTTTGTACGTCGTTGCGTGTGACTCTATGGTAAGTTTTTTTACGACCATTGCCGAAATATCCTGTGTCTATGTAGTAAAAGTCTCGACCAACAGAACGACAGATGGCCATTTCTTTGCGTTTGGTTATGCCTCTAAACACTGCTGGAGTCATACTGGTACTGTGTTTTTCCCAGTTAGAAATGTGGCCGCCTGACCCCAGTATAAAACTTTGCAAAAATGGATCGTACATTTTGCCCTTCCTCTCAAATTTTGTATCTTTTTCGTCTGTTCCAATGGCCACTGCCGCACTGTTGTTCAACTGTTTTAATTGATCAATCAAAACATCTAGTGTTATACCATAGTAGGTGCCGTCGGGGTCAACTCGATATTTGAGAATGTCATCAAATAATGTTTTGACTGTGGGTGGCACCATGTCAAACACATGCGGTGGTGGCGGTGCCGCGGGTGGTGGCGGTATATATGACGATTCGTCTTCCTGTTCCCAGATCATTCAGTTGACCTTTGCTGACAGTATTCAGTCAGTATGCGTTCTCTGTGCCATTCATTGCCCATGGGAGTGTCTGCAAACTCATGAAAGCATGGAGCGCCCAGGGTGTAATGCAATAACTTAGCATCTGGATTGGGTCCGTATTCATCGGGCAACCAGTTCCATTCTGGCGGCAATTCACCAATGCGCTGATCATCTAACCACGAGAAGCGGTGGAGTTCACTGCCTGTGGATCGTTGCACAAACTCAGGCATGAGTTTCCGATTGGGGAAACTACCGCAATTCCATAAAATAACACTAGACCAATTTTTTCGAGGATAGTCTTCGTTTGGTGATCCAAGGTATTTCACAGGCATACGGGTCTTGTAGTCGTGCTTGACCACTTGCACATCTCTGTACACATCTCTCAGGTCCCAGAGTTCTGCAACATCACCACGCACAATCATGTCACCATCAATAAAAATAGCCGATCCAGAGAATCCCATCAGATACGGAACTAAAAAGCGTGTGTAGATAAAGTGATTGCTACCATCAGTGTGTGTTTCAGAATAGTCTCGGAACAGATTCAGTGCCACAGGCACGATACTCACAGGCCTGCTTGCGTGTCTAATAATGCTGTTAACACAGGTGTGATATGCTATGGCTTCACGAGGGTCGTAGCCAATGAAAATTGGTATAATATCTTTCATCTGCGTTCAATGTCCTCTTCAACGCAATTCTCACCGTACTGAATTTCAATTAACTTGAGTGGTTGATCAGTTTCGTTGCACAACATATGCCATTGATTTTTAGCAATCCAAATATATTCGTGCGGTTGATACGTACCTAGCAAGTCGTGATCACTTGAACTGTCTAGTGTGTAAACTGCGGCTTCACCTTGAGCCACAAACCAAAATTCTGCACGTTGGTCATGCCGTTGCATACTCAAACATGTTTTGGGCGCCACAGTAAGTTCTTTGAGTTTGGTGTGTGCGCCTACTTCGTGTAGCACACGATAATATCCCCAGGTACGATCTGTTTTGGGAGTTTTCCACTCCTGTAGTATCCAGGAACTGGAGTTGGCCTTGTTGTCTCCTCCTACCCCAAACACAAACTCTACATCATCAAACACCTGTTCCGGAATGTTATCCGGTGTGCGATCACCACCATTGGCAAAGACAATTTCATCATCAGGATATTTTTCTCGTACCTGGCGAATGGCATCGATGCTGGATCCGTCATCGTCGTTAAATTCAATCACTTCTCCAACCATGTGTAGATTGCTCAACACAATCATGCGTTCACGCCAAGGCATGAACGGGCGACCTTTTTTGCGTGAGAGCCACGCATCAGAGTTTAGGCCTATTACCACATGATCGCCCAAGTGATCAGCATGATTTAGGTAAGAGATGTGCCCGGAATGTAGTGGATCAAAGCCACCAGTTACTATGACGATTTTCATGCAGGTATTTACACCTGGATGTCTTCCATGCCTGCAGTTCTTAGGCGGACCACATGTCCCATTTGCCACTGTTTGGTGTCCAGCCCTTTGAGTATGCCCAACCATCGGTTACGCAGGTATGCCACTTCGTTGATGAGAGTTTCGTAGTCAATCACTTCATCTTCACCGTCCACGTATTTTTCGGCATCTCTCGAGGTCAGCGCACGGGCATAGGCTTCTAGATACTTTTGAAAATGCTTCCTACGTATCTTACGCAGTTGAATATTGAGGTAATTGAGCACCGCTTCAATCTCTTGCAGTTGATTGTATCTAAATTCAGTGATGCCTGGCAAGGCTGTGATGTTCTTTTCCACTAGGCCGTAGATCTTACAATCTTTTTTGGCATCTTCTAGTTCACGCTCGTAGTGATTTATAAAATCTGGAATAGCACCTAAACTAGCAACTACGCGGCTGTACCACATTAGTTTTCCCAGTCTTGG